CAACACTCCTAAAGTTGCCACTTTCTGAGGAACTAAAATAGCAGAAGACAAAGGTTTAGTTAATTTTTGAACTTCTGGATTTACATTAGGAACATTAGTAATTGGTTGAAGAGGTTTCTTTATACCCTCAGTAAATTGACCTCCATCAAAAGCACTTTTAATTGGTGGGTTGCCCATCTGTTCACGCATCTGCAATACTTTCTTCTGCGTCTCAGTTGGATTGTTAGAGTCATATTTTTCTCCTGCAACCATTCTTTCAGTGTTTGAAGATGATAAAGAAGGATTAACTCCTTGTATTTTACCATCTTTACCTCTAGATGGAACAAAATTAAACCCTGTGTCAGGTGTTCTATCTTTTGATCTTACAGAGGGTTCATTTGAATTTTCTGCTTTAGGAATAAACCAGTTAAAGAATTGAGTAGCTGGGTTATCAGTTTTTTTATCCCTATTATCCCAATCCAAAAATGACTCAACACCATTTAATATTGTAGGTAAAGCAAATGCTGCTAAGGTTGCAGTAAGACCTGCTATACCTCCTTTTTTCAAAGGACCAAGAAGAAATCCTAATAGACCATCTAATGCACTATCTTCTTCCTTGTTAAATTTCTTATCAGATGTATTTTCTTCTCCTGGTTCTACAGGTTTTTCAAGTTCTGCTTCTCTTCTTTTTACTGCTAATTTAGTAGTTAATTTTTTATCAATCTTTTTCTTAAATTCAAATCTTTCTTTATCAATTTTATACATGTTAAGGAGTGCTTGTCTGGTCTCAATAACATTTGTTTTAATCTCAGTTAATTGTTCACCAAGACCCATAGTATCAGAAGACAATACTTTTCTATCAAATTTCTTTTTACCTTTAGTTTTTCTTCTTTTAGATTTTGCTGGTTTAGGAAGAGGTTCTTTTTGAATTTGTTCAACAATTTGATCAATTCTTTTCTTCATGTACTCAGGAACCTCACCCTCCCATTCTTCATCTTCTTCGGGTTTTTTATTATTAGGATCTTCCATGTCGTTAGATATCACTTATCAACCTCCAATAAGAGAATTATTACCCCATGCAGGAGTATTAGATGAAACTGTATCTTTTCCTTTTTGATACATTGGAACTGTGAGTGGAAGGTATTGAGTTACAACTTGTGGTTGAGGTAGAATTATTTGTGGAAGATCTATTTGAATATCTTCCATTGGATCTTGTTCTACTACATTATCTTTATTTATCGTGGGTTTGAGATATTTTTCATCAAAGAAATCTTCATCAAAATAACTATAACCCTTCACACTTCCATCAGGTCTTACTAAATTATTATCTGTTAAATATTTCTTGTGTGCTGCCATGCTTTTTTCTTTTGTTGCCTTACCTGCATCACTATTTTTTAAAATAGAAGTGTATACTTCAATTGGCATATTTGGAAGACCCTGTTCCATATAATCATCAAAACTAACATCTTCATAACCAGGAACTTCATTAACCCTACTTATAAAATCTTTTTGATGTTCTATTAAATCTTCAACTGCAACAGCAGCAGCACCTCTCTCAAATTTTTTATCAACATTATAATCTACCAATTTACCATTTACCATTTTTTGACTAGTTTCTATAGTTAAATTCTTATATGCAGTAACAAATTGATCTGGTTCTATTTGACCTGGTGCATAACCCATTGTATATTTTGGTTTATCTTTTTTAGATTTCTTAAACCAATTAAATGGATTTAATTTTTTAATTATAGTTATAGCAGAAGAAAATGGGTTTAAAAGTTTCATAAGTCCTTTTTTTACATTATCAAAAAATGTTTTTCCTAAATTAACTTCAAGACCAGTAATTGGTTTTACATTTTCACTAGGTACATCTGAAACGTCTTTTAACTCTTTAATTGAAGATGTATCTATTCCTTCAGAACTAGCATATTTTTTAGCAGCAGTAATTAATGGAGAAATACCATAATTTAAATATTTCGCTGCTTGTGAAGTTCCTAAGAAGTATGATAACTTACTTTCAGGAACAATATATTCCTTTTCTCCACCATCACCCACGATTACAACTTGTGGTGTATTTCCAGTTACACCTCCATCTTTTAATCCTTCGAGTTGACCATATTGTTGTATTTTTTCTTGTGGTGATAAATTTATAAATTTAGTATATTCCTTAGCAGAAACTTCTTGTCCATTAATATATGCTTTTCCAGTTTCTAAATCAAATCTACCACTTACGTCTCGTTTAACAGAAAGTTTTTGATTAGGTTTTTCTTCTTTTTCATAAGTATTAATTGATTTTGCATCTTTCTTTTTATTAGCACCAGTAAGCATATCGGTAAGACCACCACCAATAGAACTGCCAGCAAATCCACCAACCAATCCACCAAGAATACCACCAACAACAGTTCCTGCCCCTGGAAAAATTGCAGATCCAATAGTAGCACCTAATGCAGCACCACCTTTAAGACCAGCAAGACCCCCAGCAGTACTACCAGCAGTACCTAATCCTGCTTGTACATTAGTTTGTCCCTCTCCTTTTCTTCCTGCAAATTCAAATCCTGCAAAAACTGCAGATAGCAGAGGAACACTACGTAAACCCTTTAAACCACTTAATGCTCCTGGTTTTACTCCAGTTATTGTTGGTCCTTTTCCTTTTAATGGATTAAATTTATTAAGATTCTTAATAATTCCTGGTTGACTACCTTTACCTGTAGTAACTTTAGAACGAAAATTTGGAAATACTTTATTTAATCCTGGAGGAATACCACCTTTACCTCTAGTAATAGGAGGTCTTTTTTTAAATGGATTACCTAATCCTTTAAGAGGGTTATTTAATCCACCAGGAATTTTACTTGTAACTTTAGGTTTGAATGGATTTAACCTTTTAAATCTATTTGGTTTTACTCCACCTTTTCCTAAAGTTACTTTACCTTTACCTTTACCTTTAAATTTACCTTTACCTTTACCTTTAAATTTACCTTTACGTTTTAATCTATTACCAAAAAATAATCTAGGTAATTTAAAACCTCCACCTTCACCTTCAGCACCAGGAACAACACTCGTAGTACCTCTTGCACCACCAGAACCAGTAGTGACTTTATCTGATCCTAAAACATCTTCAACTTTTAATTGGTTTAATCTTTTCTTCTCATATTTAAAAATCTTTTGTTTTAACTTAAGATTAAGGACAGCAGTATTTCTAAGACGTAGAGTTTCTTTTACTAATGTAGATTCTCCAGATTTTGATTGTTTAGTTCCACTAGGAATTTTCTCTTCTTCACCATCAGGAGTGATAGTATTAGAATCGTAAATGCTTTTTATAGCACTATTATAATCTGTTAAACCTAATCGATTCATTAGTTTCTACGTTGCTGTTCGATACGTTTCTTTTCCTCTTCCAAATACTGCTTTAATAATGTAGTGTAAATATCAAATTCCCAAGGAATTAAATTATCTAATTCTGTTAAACTATAGTTGTGATGTTGCATAAGTGCAAAAGTACTTCTATAGTAATTTTCTAAGGAATTATGGAAGAGGGTTATGCGAAAAAATTGGTAAGTCCTTCTATCACATAATCAAATTCAACTTTTGTATTTGGGTTTTTTGCTTTAATTTTATGACGAAGGGCAGGCATAGTATCAAAAAACCTTTGAACATCAGCAAATTGTTTTGAACTCAATTGTTCAATAAAACTAACATATTCATCTTGAGTTGTAGTGTTGGAATCCCACACCTCACTATCATCATATATTTTATCAACTGAATTTGCTACAAATTTAAATGTATCATCAATGTTCTGTTGAGGATTTGCAAAACTATCAATGCCAGGATATTTCATTTCAATCCAAAGATTATCATTTAATTTAATCTTATTGGTATGACCTTTTTCAAAATCAACTTTGACTTTTTCAATATCAACTTGAACTTTAACTTCAGTTTCACCATCATCTGGACATGTAAGAATTAATTCAACAATTTCTCCTACAGATTTTGCTCTAATATTCAGAAAAATGTATTCAATATCAAAGGTTGCTAGATCCTTAACTTTGAATCCTTTTGTGGTTACACATGCAGCAATAATATCTTCCAATGCACTAGCAATTTGCTTATCATCTTCAGATTCTAATGCCATAAGAAGAACTTTTTCTTCTTTGACCATAAATGGTCTAAATTTTACCTTCTTTTTTGAAGAAGGAATTACCAATTCATAAGTTGGCGAAGTCAGGGTAGGTAGTGACATAAAATAATCTCCAAGGTTTAATTAATCTTCTCTAAGAAGTTTAGAATATTCAAAGAAAAAGGATGCTTGAAATTTAAGCGGTTGATTTGGACCGTTAGAAACGGTAATATCATTTATCAAGTAAGGATACACATTATACAAGTATATTGTGGATTTTACAGGTAATTTATCTTTACGTTGTCTTTCCGAAGGGACGAGTTCGGTTTTGTCAATAACCATATTGCAGGTATAATCATTATAATAATTTGTCAGAACAAAATCTCTTGAACGAGCATCTTCTCCTAGTTTTTGATATGGGAATATAAATTCCGCCCATTTATGTAGCATCTTAAAGGGAAGATGATCATGATCCATTAAAAAAGTAATGGTAAAATCTCTAAATGTCTTAGTATGAGCGTATTTTTGATTCATACCAGGAGCATGTCCTTCAAAATCTCCAGTACTAACACTAAATCCAGGAATATTAACTTCATCAGCAAGGTAACTAAGTTTTGCTCCCTCGCTATCTATTGATGTACCTTCATATATACGTGGTTCTGGCACACCAGAAACACCAACAGTATTGGCAAGAAGTGCGTTCTTTCCAAACTCAAAGGATATTTGATAGCGATTTGACGAAGCAAGTCCACTCGGACCAATTATGTTCGACAATACATTGGTTATCTTCATCTAAATAGAAAGGGAAGAGTATATTTATATTTAGCGAGTTATCATGGCATATAGTGGAAAGTACCGACCATCCTATCCAAAAAAATACAAAGGAGATCCAACGAATGTTATTTACAGATCTTTATGGGAAAGGAAATTCATGGTCTGGTGTGATAATAACGAAAACGTTTTGGAGTGGGGAAGCGAAGAAATCGTTATACCTTACATATCTCCTCTTGATAGTAGGGTTCATAGGTATTTCCCAGATTTCTATGTCAGAGCAAGAACTAAAACTGGGGGGACACAGAAATTTATTATTGAGATCAAACCTCTTAAGCAAACAGAACCTCCCAAAAAACAACGCCGACGTACAAAGAAGTATATAACTGAAGTTACAACTTATGCAGTCAATGATGCTAAATGGAAGGCAGCAAACGAATATTGTAAGGATAGAAGATGGCAATTTAAAATCTTAACAGAAAAGGAGTTAAAGATATGAGTGTTATCGAGAAAATTAAAGAAGAAGATGCTAAAACAAAGCAAAAACAAAGAGAAATAGCGTTTAACTACCTTTTTGATAATGCTAAGGATAAAGTGGCGGTTGGTAAAGTTTACTTATTTGAATATGACCCTAAAACTAAAATACAACTAGCACGTTGGGACAAATATCCTTTAGTTTTGGTTACTACATTATATGATGATGGATTTGCAGGAGCAAACTTTCATTATACAACGCAAAAGCAAAGAATGATTCTTGCTCAAAAGTTTCTAAATAATAACGTAAGAATACCGTTTAAATTGCTACATAGATATATTATCGATAGAGCAGATAACATATTTTTTGAAGTTCCAGAAGATGAATTAGTTGAATTTGCTGCATTATCATTAGAGCAATTTTACGATAGTCGAAATCGTTTTGTAAGTTCAAATAAAGTTCAAAGATCTGGTAGATTATGAAACAACCATTACAACTTCAATATCCTAAAAGCACTCTTGAAAGGACTAATTCTTACATAATGTTTAGAGCATATGACTATAGTTCTGCTCCTAATTCAAGTAGAATAGGAAATATTAGGTCTAATATACAAAGAAATGCTGGAAATCTTACAGGTGCAACTCTTACAGATCTTCCAGAAACTCTTGGTAAATCATTTACTACAAGTTCAGGTGGTGCAGATGAAGGTGATGCAACATCAATAGGTTCAGTTTCATTATACTTACCTCAAAATTTAGAATATAATTATGGGGCAAACTGGAAAGCAATGCAGTTTGGTGCATTAGGAGCAGCACTTAATAAAGGTCAAAGTTTTAATGAAGGAGCAACACAAGCATTAAAAATTGGTGGTACTGCTATGGCAAATGTACTGGGAGATGCAGTAGGTGGAGCACTTGAAAGTGTACCTAAAGTAGAAAATCTAACACTAGATAATGTTCTTGGTGCTTCATTTGGTATTACATTTAATGACAACACTCTCCAAACATTTGACAAAATGGAGACAAGAACTTTTAGTTTTAAATATGTTCTGGTTGCTAGAGATGCTAGTGAGGAATTAGAAATCAAAAAGATTATTAAATTTTTCAAAATTGCAATGCATCCAGATGCTACAGAAAATGATAAAAATAATACAATTTTCTTAAAATATCCATATATTTTTAGAATTATTCCCTCTGGTTATAAAACTACAACTGGTACCTTTGCTGACGGTACTTTTAAGACGACATTGGCAGATAAAAACTGGTCATCATTTTTACCTAATACTAGGTATTGTGGATTAAGAGGAATGAATGTTAGTTATACACCAAACAATGTTATCTCATTAACTCCTAATAACTTTGTTACTGCTGTAACAGTAGGTTTAGAGTTTGTAGAACTTACCAACCTTACAAGAAAAGATATCGTTGAAGTAGAGGATAGCACTCTGCTTGAAGGATATGAGGGAGATCAAAAGGGATTAGATCAACTAAATTTTGGAACTGGTCGTGATGGTACATTTGGTTTGGGAACATCTGGTTTTCCTACAAATTCTTAATTTAAAAAAATGGCATATTTCGATAAAATACCTAATATATCGTATCTTAAATACAAAAAAAATCCCTACGATGGGGATTTTATTACCATTAAGAACATTTTTGGTCGTGTCAAAGTAATTGACGATGTTCTTGCAGGTTCTACTGTATTTGAGGATTATTTTATTAAAGATGGGGAAAGACCAGACACCATTTCTTTTGATTTTTATGGAGATCCTGGATTTGATTGGGTTATTATGCTTATTAACAACGTCAGAAATCTTTATGATGATTGGGCAAAGAGTGCACAAACATTAACTCAGTATGTAAATAGTAAATATGATGATCCTGATGGTATTCATCATTATGAAACTATTGAACAAACTTATAACGGTAAAGTAATACTTAAAAAAGGTATTGAGGTAGGCGAGTCATTTAGATTCGTCGATCCGCTTGGCAATACAAGAACTGCTGAGGAATCTAGAGGACCAGTTAATAACCTAGTATACGAAACTCGTTTAAATGAAGAGAAGAGAAAAATTTATATTTTAAAACCAAATCTTTTAGAAAGTTTTGTAGATATCTTTGAAAAAGAAATGAAATTTACTCCTAGCACAGAATTTGTAACAGAAAATTTAAAAAGAAATATTAATTAACATCATATTCTATTTGTATTACTTTAGATGATTTACCGTGACTATTACGTCTAGACATTTTTTGCACAGTACCACCTAATCTAGTAGCAGCATATTCTATATCTTTTAAAACTTGTTTTTCTAGATCCTCGTATGGATCATAGTATTTGTCTATTTTCATTCTTCTTTAGTGGTTAGTTCTTCTATTGCATCAACTGGTACTTCATTACCACCGATACTATACCAATGTTGTGGCATACCTATGCTATCTTTACGTACACCAAGATATACTAGGTTATCTTCACTAAAACTATTCTCACGTAACATTGCTTGTAGTTGCCAATGTATTAGTTCTGATTTCTTCATTCTTCTATTTCAAAATACCATTTAATAGATTTAATATAATCAAAAGTACAGGATAAATCAAAATCACA